GCAGACAGAGGAAGCAGCAGCAAAATGCGGCAAGGGACTTAGCGAGTATTTGCGTTATGCTGTAGGCGAAATGAATAAGAAAGTGAAAAGGGGGAAGTAGATTGATAATATTGCTATTTGTAATTAAAATAACGATACTTTTAATTATTATATTTTTCCTATGTTATGTGCAATCTATAGTAATAACGAGTTTATTATTTGAAGCAAGTGGAGAAGGTAAAGAGTATTCTGAGTTTATAAAAAGAGAACATAAGCAAATGTGGGAAGAAAAAAAAGAAACATTTAAAAAGAAAGGGGGAAGTAGTCATGTTTGACGAGGTTAGAGTGTTTGATTTGAAGGACAGAGGATATAAGTGGTATCATGGCGACGAGGAAGCGGAAACACTCAATGATACATTGCCTGGCGAATTGTCGAGGGAGCGGATCAGGCGGCTGTATCAAGAAGGCTTTCACTTGAGAAGGGGAATGATAGTGGTCACAGGGACAGAGATAGAGAAAATATTGGGGTAGGGGAACGGTATAGCAATGAAAAATAATATATTGATAGTGTACCTAGTAGAAAACATTTCCATTTTGATTTTATGTGGCTTCTTATGTTGGCATTTTAATTCATTATGGGGATTAGTATCATTGTTATTTATGAATACAAAATTGAACGGCAAAAGAGAAGAAAAGAAATCAGAAGGAGAGGTATAATGAAAAAGCTGACAGCAACACAAATTAAGCTTGCAATAGCATTAGAACATATGGCGAAGAAAAAGGGGGAAGGGAGTAAGTGAAGAAGGTATCTGAAATATTTGTTTGTGATATTTGCAAAAGAGAAGAAGTGAAAATGCAGTCAATAAACTATCCTGTATTATTTCTAACTGAACAGACAGAGGGCAGAGCTGTTCCGGCATATATAAGTCAAACAAAGCTTGATGTATGTCAAGAGTGCTTACCTAAGATAGTTAAACTGCAAGCTAGTGGAGCAATGGGAAATAATACTTATACGATAATTAAGAGGGAAGCATAAAGCTTCTCTTTTTTATTTGCCTATAATTGACAATAATGTATAATAGATATAAAGAGTGGACAAGGAAGGAGGGATATTATGGCAGGCAGGAATAAAAAGTATTATACTCATGTAGAACCTAAGTTAAAGTTAATCTCAGCATGGGCAAGGGACGGCTTAACGGAAGCGGAAATGTGTAAGCGGCTAGGAGTTGCTGTACGTTCCTTTTATTTGTAAAAATTCGTATATTTCGGACTATCTGAACTTCTAAAACTAAACACGGAGTTTACGGGCTATCGATGAGGAAGTACGCCTTTAATGTGAAGCACAAGGTG